ATGGCTCGCGTGAAGATCACGAAGCGGCTGCTGGATGCGGCCGAGCTGCCGGCGGACGGCGAGCGGCCGTACTTCCTCTGGGACACCGAGGTGCGCGGGTTCGGCGCCTGCGTCGCCTCGTCGGGCAAGCGATCTTTTGTGGTGGACTACGTCACGACCAGCGGCGATCGCAAGCGCATGGTCATCGGGGCCTATGGGGCGCTGTCCTGCGACGAAGGGCGGGCCCTGGCGAAGGTCCACCTCGGGAACGTCGCCCGCGGCGAGGATCCGGCTCTAGAGCGCAAGACGCGCCGCAAGGCCATGACCGTCGCCGAGCTGTGCGACCGATATATGGCCGACGCCGAGCGCGGTCTCGTTCGCGGTCGCTCATCGGAGGCGAAAAAGCCGTCGACGCTGGCGCTGGATAAGGGCCGAGTGGATCGGCACATCAAGCCGCTGATGGGCAAGATGCGGGTGATCGACGTCCGAACGCCCGACGTCTACCGGTTCTTCAAGGACGTGGCCGCCGGCAAGACGGCCAAGACCTATCGCAACCCCGGATCCCCGTTCGGAAATGCCCGCGTAACTGGCGGGGCGGGGACAGCCAGGCGAACGACGGGCTTCCTGGGCGCCATCTTCGCCTACGCCGTCACCGAGGGCGTCATCGAGCACAACCCCGCGCGCGGCGTTCGAACCGGTTCGGACAAGGTCCGGGACCGCCGCCTGTCGCCGGATGAGTACCGGGTCTTGGGCGACACGCTGAAGGCGGCTGAGGCGAATGGCGAACACTGGCAGGTAATTGCGGGCGTCCGGCTCTTGGCGCTCACCGGCTGCCGTCTGGGCGAGATCAAGCACCTGACTTGGCCGGAGATCGACCAGCCGACGCACGCCATCCGCCTGAAGGACTCCAAGACCGGCCCCAGCGTGCGCCCGGCCGGCCGCCCAGTGTTCGAGCTCCTGGCCAGGTTGCCCCGCGCGGAGGGCGCAACCTTCGTTCTGCCAGCGATGCGGAAGACGGGGCGCTTCGGCGGCATCGGCGCCGGGATCGAGCGCGTGATGCGGCGGGCAGGGTTCGAGGACGTCACGGCGCACACGCTGCGCCACAGCTACGCGTCGACCGCCGGAGATCTCGGGTTTGCGCTGCCGACCATCTCTGCGCTGCTGGGCCATGCCGCCGGCAGCGTCACAGCTCGCTACATCCACCACCTGGACACCGTGCTCATCGCGGCGGCCGACAAGGTTGCGCGCGAGATCCTGCGGCAGATGGAAGGGCCGCAGTCGGCCGAGATCGTGCAATTTCCGGGAGCGGCTGTCGGCTGACAAAGATGAGGCGGCGCGCTCGTAACACGCCGCCTCGTGGACCTTGCGGATCCCGCCCCGCCTGAGGAGCCGGGGCTGGCGCAATTTCTCATGCAGTACTGCGCGGCGCATCCGCTAGTTCATGCGCGGTGGTTTTCTTTGCAGCGAACCCCCATCAGCGTGCGCTAGCGACCGTGCCGCTAGGCCGCGAGCGGATTGGCTCTAAAAATCTCGATCAAAGTTCGTCGTGTGTACTCGAACGCGGCCGCTTGACCGTTCAGTCGCTCGCAGACTGCTAGGGAGGCATGGGCTTTATCGCGCGTGCCGTCCGGCTTTGCGACGGTGTCGTCACGCACCGATATCACTCTACCGTAATCGGGGCCCCAGCTACTACGAAGCTGCTGTGCAGTCGCTTCGAATACATCGACCAAGCCGCCCGACGGATTCTGCTGTTCCAAATGCGCGCGACAGCCGTGGACGGTCTGGTCGAGCAAGTTTTGTCGTCGCCAAACTGAAAGATGCCCGTCTCTCAATTCGCCTTCACGGATAAAGCCGACTTTCAGAAGCGACTTGTCCGTGCTCCCGGGCGGGTAATGCTGCTTGTAACTCGCCCGCAAAAGAGGTTCTTCATTCGCGACCCGACCAGGAGACGTCGGGTCTATTTCGAAGGCCGTCTCCGCAGCGCAAAGTGAATTAGGATCGCACTCAGAGCCCCCAACACCGCCCCCCTCCATCGCTACCTCGCCGAGGTCAGGGCCGCGATGTCTCGATGTCGAAAGACCGAGGCAATCCGCTTATCCGCTTCGATTGGCGATACATTGGCCATCAGCTGTTTTCGATCGTTGGCTCTCGCCAAAATGGACACGTGACCATCCCCTCGAATGACAAACGAGAGAAACGCTCGGTTATCGGAGTTCGACCACGTCAAGGCGATACTTCCTGCGCTGTCATCGATCTCAAATTCTGGAAGCCGGGAGACCGAAGGACGAACCATTTGCACAAGCCGCCGCACGTCATCCTTAGCTTGCTGGCTCGGAGCAACGGAATCAGGACCGTTCCAGCTGCCTTCCAGAGCATCGATTTCGCGAAGCGCCAGGTCCCACGCGTCCTGTTTCACTTGTTCGCTGGAGAGCAGGTCTTCCAAGACTAGGTCCCAGCTGGTCAACAGCTCGAGGTCATCGCCACCAGGTCCAAAAAGTTTGGTGAGGTCCGCATTAACCCCAGCTAGAGCCATCTGCACGCTGGAACGCGACGCGATAGAAGTATCCACTGGATACCAGAGCGTCATGGCGTCGGCAGACACTCCATGCGAGTTGACGGCAACAGCATAGTCGGCTGGGTCACCATAAACTTTGCCGAGCTGCACCGTCTCCACAGCCGCGCCAGCCCAGGGACGCACGTTAATTTTGTGCGTCACACCGCCTCCGTATGTTCCTTTCGGGCGGCGTGTCACCCAATCAAAATCATCGGGCTTCTGTGCAAGTGCGCTCATTGGTGGGTGCCCAGACCGATACGATCAGCCATTGATTTGTGAAGCAGCGCGCGGAGAAGGGACTTGTTAGAGGCGTGGTGATCCGACATAGCGCGTTCAATTTTTCGGATCACATCGGCAGTGACCAACCATTCCGTCACGTCTGATGCGTCTGCGGTGAGCCGGTACTGCAGCGTGTGAACGATCTGAATTATTGTGCGCTCCATCTCGTCACCCGGACCACTGACGATGGTTTGGTGTAGCGCATCGAAGTTGATGTGAGAAAGGTTGGACGACTCTGCTGGGTCATCGAACCATCCAAGATGGCAGTGCCACATTCGTTTGCTGCCGTAGACTGACTTCGGCAAGAGATCGTTGGGCTTGAACAACTCGCTCAGGTTGTAACTTTCGCCCGTGGAAAAATGATCGACAACCCGAAGGCCGACCGACACAACTCGCAAGTCCTTTTCGTTTTTTTGAATGCCGCCGAGCGCATAGCCGAACAGTTGTTTGGCTTGAGACCAGACGTGATCCCATCGCGTATAGCGGCTGCAGATCACGTCCACCTGATTGTGAAATATGCGAAACTGCCAATCGGCCGAACCGTTCGGCTGAAGGTAGGCCGACAACAGCCCCTGCTTCGATCGCGTCGGGGACAGTGGTGTCACCGCCTCCGCCTCAAACTCCGAAGCGTTGCCCATGCTGATTGCTGGAAGCAGCTGCATCCAGTGTGGGTGTGCCTCGAAAATGGACTGGAGGGTCGTGTGTTTGACGGCTCGGGAAAGGGCAAAACCGAATTGGCAGCTCTGGATCGCGTGGTCGCTGTTGATCGGTTCGAACGACATTCAGGCTCCCCCGTCCGGGCACAACCTACTCGCAGACGGCATTGGTGGAAGCCCCCACATAGGGATTTTCCTAGGCGAAAATAAGCCAACCAAGGGTTTATTCCGACGAAGTTAAAGGCGCGACTCTCCGGTTGATGGAAGTATTCGCCCGGCCTCGTCCAGTGAAACCTCGTACTAAGCTTTGACTGTCATCTTGGAAATGTCGCCCACCGACCTAGCCCGTCGGGAGAGGGCGACCCGGAGCCCGCCAAGGCCCCGGGTCATAGATCCACCGCCGTGCAACCGGCCTGGATCCGCGATCGCAAGGGACTGCGACCCATGAACCGTATCTTCACCACCGTTAAGAAACCGCAAACCATCGACCGCCCGGTCAGCCTGGCCGCGTGCGTCGTGTTCGTCGGCACGTCCATCTTCGTCAGCCACGAAGGCCTCATGGCTTGGCTGCCAGAAAAGCTGGGCTTGGCGCTGACCGCCCTGTTCATCGCCACCGCCGTTTTGCAGTGGCTCGCCCTCGGCCGCCGCGAGGCGTGCCTGCAGGAGCGCGACAACGACCGCGCTGACGCAGTTGTCGCCCAAGCCTGGATGTTCGGCGCGATCGAGACGGCGCTGTTCGCCGCCGGCGCGCTCGCCATCGCGGCCGAGGAAGGCGCGGACGCGTATCGCGTCGAGTGGATCGTCGCTGCCGTCGCCGGCGCCGCCGTTTTCGCCTTCGCCAACTTCCGCGTGAAGTGGGTGAGCGTCGACCCGGTGACGAAACGCCAGGCTCGCCCCACCCTCCCCGCCGTGGCCGCTCCTGAGCCTGTGGACGCCGCCTATACATCGGACGATGGCGTCATCAACTTCGAGCGCCGCCTGCGCCTCACCCATCGTCACGACGGCGCTGACGCGACGCATCTGGCGGCCGGCGGCGAGCGCCTGACCGACGATGCGGTGTTCCGGACGCGCAAGCGGCTGCAGAAGCGGGTCGAGCGTCAACGCGCTGCCTAGTCCACCTGCAGGAAGATGAGCGAGGCCCGGGGTCCACCGCCCCGGGCCTTTTCGCATCGCAAAGGACCAGCGAGCATGTCGACCACACCCGAAGACGCATCCGATTTTGAAGCGATGGTCATCCTTCGCCTCAACGCCCTGCAATACTGGCTGACCGAGCTTTACGCGCTCTCCGCCGGCAATCAGCCAGGCCGCATGGCCGCCCTGTTCGCACAGAAGCTGGACTCGCTGAAGCGAGAGCCGCCTATGGGCCCCGCCACCATGTCGCCCGCTGAGCTGGACCAGGTGATGCTCGCCGAGCTGCCCATGATCCTGCACGTAGGCGGCGAGATGCGGCTGCACCTTGAGGCGATGCAGGAGCTGATGGACGCGGGGCGGCGGGAACACGGCCAGCCGCGGCCGCCGATCATGATGGACTAGGGCTTCTTCTTCGCGGCAGGCGTCTTCCGCTTTTTCGGCGGCTTCGCCCATCGAACGCCTTCACCGACGCCGTTGGAGGGCAGGAACTCAAGCCCGGCGGCTTCGTAGGCGGCCTGCAGCTTCTCGACGGTGCTGTCTTTCAATTCCTCGCCGCGCTCAAACCGGGCGACGGTATCGTGAGAGACGCCGGGCACGTCTCGTAGCCCCCAATTCAGCGCAGCGCGGGCCATCCGGGACTGCTCGGGCGTCATCTGACGAAAATCCTATTTCTGACGACTAGACAGATTTGTTATCTGACGATAAGACAGATTTCGCAACACTTCATTAAGGAGACGCCAATGCCGGCAGATTGCCCGGTCGAGATTCTGTTGCCCGCTTTCAAGCTCGGCATCGACAGCGTGTACGCCACCGACGAGGCGTACTTCGGAGGCCCCAAAACCGACGAGCCAGAGCGGGAAGCGAAGTGGGAGGCCAACACCCGCGCCTGGCACAACCTCTGGCATCTGGCGGACGTCGCCCTCGACGTGACGCCGACGTCCGAGATCGGCCTCACGATGCAGCTGGCTCTGGCGGTCGACGCGACCGTCGTCCTGCAGGCCTGCCGCCCTGGCGATGAACAGCGGGAGGAACTCTGCATCCAGATCCGCGACGTGCTGCGTGCCGCCTTGAAGCGTCTCGACCAAACAGCGATCCGCGCGGCGGGGTTCGGCGCGATGTACCTCGGAGATCGCAGCGCCGAATCACCGGCGACGGATTCGGCCGCTCGCGAGCCTGCGAAAACCTGAAAAGCGAACTTTGTGCGCGGATCACGAACGCAGTTTTCCGCCGACAAATCCGCGCCTTAAGACCGCCAAGTGATTCGGGTCGGGACCCTCAATCCGCGTCGCCGAAAACGGCCGGATCCTCGCGCGTGAAGGCGGATTTCCCGCCCCGCCCCTCGTAAGGCGGCAACCTGAGGACGACCATGACAGCCAAGACCTCCCCCACCCCCGGCCGGGTCTCGATCGACGACAAGCCGCGCCTGTCCCCGGCCGAGGCCGCCATCTACCTTGAGCGCGAGCACGGCCTGCGCCTCGCTCTGCAGACGCTGGCGCACCTTCGGCGCAAGGGAGGCGGCCCCGCCTTCTGCCGGCCTCTGGCGAAGGCGATCCTGTACGATAAGGCGGACCTGGATGCCTGGGCCGCGGAGAAGGTCGCCCGCCGCGTCCGCACAACCGCCGAGCTTGGCACGAAGGCCCCAGCTGCCGCCGGAGCCTGACATGGCCGCGCTTGCCGCCATCATGCCGGAGATCGGGCCGCTTCTTCGGCTCGCCCTCCGGTCCGACATGGCAGGGGAGCAGGTTGCCGCCCTGAGGGGCGTCCGGCGCAAGCTGGCGAAGGCGCAGACCGACGCCCACGCCTTTGTCGACATGATCGAGGCCGCTCTCGCCCGCCCTTCCCCGCAGGCTGTCGCCGCTACGCCGCCGCGTAAGACTACGCAGCGCCGTAAGCGAAAGGCGGCACGCCAGACGGAACAGCACCGCCAGGCGGAACACTCCGGATTGATCTGGGTGGCGGCCGTCGACCGGCTGCTCGCCGTCGGCACCGAGCAGCTGGGGCCGCGCAACACCGACTTTTTGACGAACGTCCGAGCGGCGGCGGTCAGGGGCCGGCCTCCGTCGCCGAAGCAACGACAATGGCTCCGAAACCTCGAGAAGCAGTTCGGAGAGAGAACATGAACCACAGAAGGTGGAATCCCACCGTCATCGAAACCCCGCCTGGCTATGGCCCGCGCGGCGGGGTGGACTTCCGCGGGTCCGCCATCCTGGCCATTCAGAAGGCCAGCAGTATCCCGAAGGCGCAGCGCGACGCCCTGCTCGCCATCGCCTGGATGGAGGACAACAACAGCGAGCCGCAGGGCACGGTCGCCATGGTGGCCGAGTGCGCCGGTCTGAAGGTCGATCGTTTCCTCACCGCCGTCGCCGGCCTCATCGAAAATGAGTTCATCGCCTCGGTCATCATGGAGCCGCGCCCCAGCTCGACCGAACCGTGGGTCCGCTGGGTCTGGGGCCGCCGCATCCAAGAGAACCGGAGACAGTTTTGAGCAACACCGCGCTCAAGTGGGCGAAAGCTCAGCACGGCTACAAGAGCGGGCCTTCCCGCATGCTGGTCGAACTCAGTGACGCCGCCAGCGACCCGGGCCAAAAATTAAAGATGCCCCCGTGGGCGCAGAAGGCCTATCGCGGAGAGGACTTCGTGAGCTGGGCTCACGTGCAGACGCTGGCCCGGACGTGCGGATGCACTGACCGCGCCGCGCAGAACCATCTCGACCTTCTTGAAGCCACGGGCGCCATCAAGCGGCGCAAATGCTATGACAAGGTGCGCGCAGGCACCCTGTATTTCGTTCAGGTCGGGACAACGATCGACTTTGCCGCGTTCGCTGGCATGCCCGGCATCCGGCCTGCTGACAGCGCGAACCTACGTGCAGATTTTTCCGGTAGTGAAGCGCCGACTACCGGAAAAAAACGCCCTGACTACCGGAAGAATTCGACGCCACTACCGGAAAAATCTTCCGGCATAATAGAAGAACCCTCAGATGAACCCTCAGATGAACCATCACACACAGAGCAGGCTTCGCCTGGGTGTGCTGCTTCGCATGGAAAAGATCAGGCACTCCCCTTCACAGCCGAGGACGTGCACGCGGCCGCGGTTGAGCTATGGGGCATGTGGGATGAGAAGTTCCGGGGACCGGACTTCAAGCAGGTGCTCAAGAATCTCCCGAAAGTCTGCACGATCGAAAAAAGGGAGCCGGCGGATTTCGTCGCCGCGGCGTCCGGCTTCCTGCGGGCGTCTCGCCCGAGAGGGATTAGCCCAACCTGGATCGCGGTCTGGCTGACGCGCGCGACTGAGTACCGCCCTCACCTGCCCCCGAGGAAAATCGACTTCCATCTAGACGCCTGGGTCGTCCACATGCGCACTTATGCGCAAGCGGGCACCTGGGACCAGGACGAGCTCGGCGCGCATCCTGGCGACCGCCGCTGCAGCGCCCCCTTCGAGGCCTATCAGGTCGTCCTGTGGGAAACGACCGATCCGAAAACCGGCGAGCGCCTGATGCGGGCGGTCAAGGGCCGCTTCAACATGGGGCTGGACAACGAGTGGGACCGCCTGGAGAGACTGCGCGACGCGTTCAGCGATTTCCGGTGGCGGGATGGCAAATGGCCCGCCGGCCAAGGCTTGCCGCCAAACCATCCGGACGCGCGCCACCCGCCGTTTCTCTATGTGGCGTACGGGATTCCACTGCCTGGCGCGACCGGTCAGCGCCGTCCCGCGGCCGCTGAATGAGGCATGCCATGCCACACCGGCGTTACGCGTGACGTATGCTGTGCAACACGGTTACGCGTGGCGTAGCGTCCCGGAAAAAGGGACACCCCATGTTTCATCGTCCCGGAGGTTGAGACATGGGATGTTGCTTTCGGGCGATTGCCACAGGACGCACCGGTGACCGACACGCCCTACATGACCCCGGAGGCGCTAGCCGAGATCATCGCCACCAGGGATGAAATAGCGGCGCAGCTCAAGCTGGTCGAAACCGGCGCCCTGTTCATCCTTCCGCCCGACTTCGCCGAAAAGCTGCGCGCGCGCCTCGCCGAATACGATGAGATCATCCGGACGTACCGCAGGCATTAGGCCAGCGCCCGCAATCCCCTCCCCCGCCGGCGGCAGCATTCTGCCGTCATGTGGACCGCCCTTCGAAAACTCGTCGGCCTGGAGCGCCGCGACTGGTCGCTGACCGACGCGGGCCTGGCCGAGCTGTTCGGCGCCCGGCCGACGGCGGCGGGTGTCAGCGTGACCGCCGCGAACGCGTTGAAGTCGCCGACCGCCTTCGCCTGCACGCGCGCGATCAGCGAGACGATGGGCGGCCTGCCGCTGCACCTGTACCGCCGGACCGCCGAGGGCCGCGAGCGGGTCACTGACCACCCCGCCGCGAAACTGCTCGGCGGCGACTGGGCGCCATGGGAATCGGGCGTCAGCACCCGGACGCAGCTACAGGTCGACGCCATCCTGCACGGCGCCGGCTATGGCCTGGTCCTGCGCGCTGGCGAGCGGCCGAAAGAGATCCACCGCCTGGATCCGACGGCGACCACCTGCGACACGTCGGGAACTGAGCCGCGCTTCAAGGTCAAGCTGAAGGACGGAGAGCGGGTCTATGACTGGCGCGACGTCGTCGTCATCCGCACGCCCGGCGGAAGCGCGGCGCGCCCGCTCTGCATCATCGACCTGGCGCGCGAGGCGATCGGCGTTGACCTGGTGATGGCCGAGCATCAGGCGCGGCTGTTCGCCAACGGCGCCAAACCGTCCGGCCTATTGAAGTACGCCGGCCCCAAGCTCTCAGACGAGGTGTTCAAGCGCCTCAAGGCGAGCTGGGAGGCCCTCTACTCGGGCGGCGACAACGCCGGCAAAACTGCCATCCTCGAAGGCGGCTGGTCATTCGATCAGATGGCGTTCACGTCGGTGGACGCGCAATTCCTAGAGCTGCGCAAGCTGGCCGCCACGGAGATCGGCAAGGCCTTCCGCGTTCCCGGCACGCTGGTCGGCGACCTCGACCGCGGCACCTGGCGCAACATCGAAGAGCTGAACCGCCAATTCGTCACCATGTGCCTGCTGCCGTGGGGCGAGGTCTGGACGAATGCTCTCGCGCGCACGCTACTCACGCCGGCCGAGCGCGATGACCTGTACATCGAGCTGATCCCCGACGACCTGATGCGCGGCGACATTGCGGCGCGCTTCACCGCCTACCGCCAGGCGGCCGGGGGCAGCTGGCTCACGCCGAACGAGGTTCGCAGGCGCGAAAACCTGCCGGCCATCGACGGCGGCGACGAGCTGATCAAACAGGCCGGCCAGGGCCCTGGCGGCGATCCGGACGCTGAGCCCACGCCTGGCGATCCCAAGCTCAAGGCCGTCGCATGACCCGCGAGACGATGACGTTTCAGGCGGCCGAACTCCGCTTCGCGGACGGCGACGAAGGGGCGTTCGGCGGCTATGCGGCGCTTTGGGATCAGCCGGACACTTTCGGCGACGTGATCCGAAAGGGCGCATTCGCCAAGTCGCTTCGGCGCATCAAGCCCGCGTTGTTGTGGCAACACGACCCCGCGGCCCCGATCGGCGCTTGGTCGAGCCTGGCCGAAGACGAGCGCGGACTCCGCGCTGACGGCCGCTTGGTCACAGCGACCACCCGCGGCGCCGAAGCGCGCGCGCTGATGCTCGCAAAAGCGGTCGACGGCCTGAGCATCGGCTTCCGAGCCGTGCGCACCGAACGCGGCCAGAATGGCGGGCGTATCATCGTCGAGCTCGAGCTCTGGGAAATCTCGATCGTGACCATGCCGGCCGCCTTCAAGGCCCGCATCGACTCCGTGAAGGCCATGCCGGCCAACACTGCGGCATTCGTTCAGGCGGTCCGCCGCGCCGCCGCCGCCATCAAAGGAAAGTCCTGATGCGCTCTGCCCTGCTGGCGGCCGCCGCTGCGCCGCTCGAAACCCGTTCTGCCCTGCCCGGCCTCGAGACGCGCGAGGATGACCCCGCCCTCGCAGTCGCGACGCGCGCCGTCGAGGAGCTGCGCGCCGCCGTCGAGACCGGCCGCACCGATCTTGAGAAGCGCCTCGCCGACGCGCAGAAGGCGCTGACCGATCGCCTCGACGAGCTGGAGCTCAAGTCCAAGCGGCCGGGCAACGGAGATCCGGCCAACGACGATGAAGCGGCCAAGCTTCAGAAGCGCGCGTTCAACGGCTTCCTGCGGGTCGGTCGCGAGGGCATGCAGCCCGATGAAATCCGCGCGATGACCGTCGGCGACGACAGCAAAGGCGGCTTCTTGGCGCCGTCCGAGTTCTCCACCGAGGTGCTGAAGAACATCGTGCAGTATTCGCCCATGAGGCAGGCCGCCCGGGTGGGCACGACCTCGGCTGGAGAGGTGATCCTGCCCAAGCGCACCGGAACGCCGACCGCTTCGTGGGTCGGCGAGACCGAACAGCGATCCGAAACGGGCTCGACCTATGGCCAGGTGGAAATCCCGGTGGACGAGGCCGCGTGCTACATCGATGTGTCGATGAGGTTGCTCGAGGACAGCGCCGTCAACATCGAGGCCGAGATCGCGAGCGACCTCGCCGAAGAATTCGGCAGGCTCGAGGGTTCGGCGTTCATCAGCGGCAATGGCTTCAAGAAGCCGTTGGGCATCATCGATTCCGCTTCGGGCCTGTCCTACACGCCGAGCGGCCACGCCACCGCGTTCGTCGCTCCCACGACCAGCGCCAACCCGGTCGATGCGTTCATCACGCTCATGTACGCCGTGGCGCCGGCCTATCGGGCGAACGGCTCCTGGATGATGGCTGGGGCGACCGTCGCCGCGATTCGCAAATTCAAGGCCGCGGACGGCACGTTTATCTGGCAGCCGCCGGTGCAGGCCGGCCAGCCTGCGACTCTGCTCGGACGACCGGTCGTCGAGGCAGTCGACATGCCTGCCGTCGGCGCCGACGCCATGGCGATTGCCTTCGGCGATTTCAACCGCGGCTATCGGATCTTCGACAAGAACTCGATGACCATCCTGCGCGATCCGTACACCCAGCAGACGGCCGGCAAGGTCCGCTTCCACGCCCGCCGGCGCACCGGCGGCCGCGTGGTCTTGCCCGAGGCGATCCGTCTGATGAAGATCGCGACGAGCTGATGCCCGATCGGGCGGCGCGGATCTGCGCCTGCGGAGCGGTGGCGCAGCCTGGGCAACCCTGCCCTCGCTGCTCCCCTGCCCGCCGGCGCGCCGCCGACTCCCAGCGGCCGAGCGCGCGGCAGCGCGGCTACACCACCGCCTGGGACAAGGCGCGGGCCGGCTACCTCGCAAAGCACCCCCTCTGCGTCATGTGCGAACGTCTAGGTGAGACCACCCTCGCCACCGTCGTCGACCACATCCAACCGCACCGAGGCGACGACAAGCTGTTCTGGGACAGCACCAACTGGATGGCGCTCTGCGCCGACCATCATTCAGGGGCCAAGCAGTCGATGGAAAAGCGAGAGACCACCACCACCGCAACGACCAAGGTGAAGGCCGTCCTGCTGTGCGGCCCGCCGGGCAGCGGCAAGCGTGAGTACATCCAGCGCATGCGCAAGAGCGGCGACCTGGTCGTCGACATGGATGCGCTGTTCCAAGCTCTCAGTGGCGAGCCTCTGTACAGCCAGCCGGCCGAGCTCCTGCCCTATGTCGCCGAGGCGCGCGATGCTGTCGTCATGCGCCTGGCGCGGGCGACAGCACCGGTTACCGCTTGGTTGATCGGCGCCGGTGCGACGCGTGATGCGCGCGAGCGCATCGCCCGTCCGCTTGCCGCGCGCGTCCTCGTGTTGGCGACACCGCCGCAGGCGTGCGCTCGCCGCATCATGCGCGACCGCGACCGCAGCCATCTGATTGCGAAGGTGCAGCCGCTCATCGATCGATGGTGGCAGGACTACGAGCCTAGCGACGGCGACACGGTCATCGACGCGCTGCACTAGGGGGTGGGTCTGAGTTTCCGCCCTCTCGCGCCGGACCGGCGGCTGTCCCGGCGCGCGAATGGAAGCGGGATTGGAGTTTTTTTGGCGGATGAGGGGAGCAAAGCCCCATCTGAGGATCGTGTCGCCGGAGGACGCCCCCGTGTCGCCGCCCGCGAGAGGTGTGTCGCCAGGCAAGCCGCCAGCCTGGATGCCGGCCAACGCCAAGGCCGAATGGCGACGCGTGATGCCGATCCTTACCGAAAGACGAATCCTCACCGACGCGGATCTCGGCTCGCTGGAAAACTACTGCCTGGCGATCGGCCAGGTGCGCGACTGCCAGAAGGCAATCACCCGGGCCCGCAAAATGTTCGTCCAGTCGGACCGGTCGGCGCCGCGGCCGCATCCCGGGTTCCGTCTGATGCACGAGGCCATGCGCCAGGCGCGGCAGCTGGCGGCCGAACTGGGCCTGACGCCGGTCTCTCGGAGCCGGCCCGCCATCGCAGAGCACGACGATGACGACGACTTCGCCGGCCTGGTTGACGGATGACAGCCCGCTGCCCGACCCGCATGGGAAGGGCGAACGCGCGGTCCAGTTCATCGAGAAGCTGCGCCACCACGAGGGCAAATTCGCCGGCCGCCATTTCAAGTTGCGGGGCTGGCAGGAGCGGATAGTCCGCCGGATCTATGGCGACACCGACGAGGACGGCCGGCGCATCATCCGCACCGTCTTCATCCTGCTGCCGCGCGGGAACGGGAAGACGACGCTGTGCGGGGCGCTCTCGCTGCTCCACCTGTTGGGCCCGGAGCACGAGGCGGCGGGGCAGGTCATCGTCGCGGCATCGGACCGCGAACAGGCCTCGATCGCGTTCAACGCCGCCAACCGCATGGTGCGCCAGTCAGCGACGCTCACGCGTGTGACCGACACGACGGCCAGCCTCAAGAAAATCGTCCACCCGAAGTCGGACAGCATCCTCAAGGCGATCAGCCATGAGGCCTACAGCAAGCACGGCATGGCGATCTCCGCCCTTGTCGCCGACGAGATCCACGCCTGGCCGACGCGCGAGCTATGGGACGTGCTGACGTCGTCCATGGGCAAGCGAGATACGCCGCTCACGATCGCGATCACCACCGCCGGCGTTGGCGTGCTGGGCTTGGCCTGGGAGCTCTACGAGTACGCCAAGCGCGTCGCGGCCGGGGAGGTCGACGACCCAAGCTTCCTGCCGATCATCTTCGAGGCGCCGCAGGGCTGCGACTGGCAGGACGAGGCCATCTGGCACCAGGTCAACCCGGCGCTGGCCGACGGCTTCCGGTCGCTGGAGGAGATGCGCACCGCCGCCAAGCGCGCGGCCGAGATCCCGGCGCAGCTCGAGGCCTTCAAGCGCCTGTACCTCAACATCTGGTCTGACGGCGCCGCGTCGCCCTGGCTGGATATGGCGATCTACGATGAAGGCGGCGCGCCGCAGGATCTCGACGCCTTCGCCGGCCAGTCCTGCTGGATCGGCGTCGACCTGTCGTCGACCGAAGACCTCACCGCCGTTGTCATCGCCTTCGCCCTCGAGGGCGGCGGCTTCGCTGTGTTCCCGTTCTTCTTTGTGCCCCAAGAGACGCTGCGCCGCCGCCAGGAGCGCGATCAGGTCCCCTATGTCCGGTGGGCCGAGGAAGGGCACGTCATCGCCACACCTGGCGCCGTGGTCGATTACAGCGTCGTCGAAGCCTTCATCATCGACATGGCCGAGCGCTTCCGGGTCGAGGAAATCCTCATCGACCGCTGGAACGCGACGGGAACCATCAACCGCCTGACCGCGGAAGGGCTGCCGGTCATCAAGTTCGGCCAGGGCTTCGCGTCCATGAGCGCAGCCGTGAAAGAGCTGGAACGCGCCATCCTCTCACGCGGCCTGCGCCACGGCGGCCACCCCGTGCTGCGCTGGAACTTCAAAAACGTCGTCATCGACCAGGACGCGGCCGGGAACGTGAAGTTCAACAAGGCGCGGTCGGCGGAGAAGATCGACGGGGCGGTTGGAGCTGCGATGGCGGTCGCGCGCGCCGCGGCGGCACAGGGTATCGGCAGCCCCTATGAGAGCGAGCGGCCGGAAGGCTTTCTGGTCGTCTAAGCGTCAATAGCCAACGGCCGGAAATCGCCGGAAGCTGACGCTCGCAACGCCGGTTGCTGATCTACGCTGGCCTCGATCGGATTATTCGGATCGGCGACCGAATGGGTGCTTCCAACTCGACACGGTCTGCCAGCGCATTTGCGTTCGATAGATCAATTTGAAGAAGTTCGGCGAGCCGAGCCGTATTGAGGTCCGGCTGCTCGTGCGCGAGATCAATGGCGGTTTGAAGAAGCGCGGGACTAATAGGATCAACAAATTTCCATCGGTGGCCTCGCAGCCTTCCCAATTCCAATAAAGAGCTGAAGCGATCGAATTCAATTGGCCATGCGTCGTGCTGCACAATAGCCTCCCCGACCGTGTCGGTTAGGCGGCGTAAGAACACCACGTCATTGATCCGCTCCTCGCTAGCCATCAGCCACCATTGCCCGCACTCGTCGCAACGGTTGACGGAAAGCCACCAGAGTGGCGTTCCTCGACGTTTGACTTCCGTAAGGCTCTGGTCGATGCGATTATGCGTGTCGGTTCCCATCCCCACGTCCGCCAAATTCGGCAATGTGAGGCAAAGGCATTTCAGCTCTTGGTCGCGCTGCGCAAATTCGGCGAGCTTCTGCTGAAGCGTGAAGACAGAGCCTCGGTCGGCGTAATCGAGAGATATTGTCTCTAGAAATAATTCCTTCGGGAGAGCGGTTTCAAGTTCCGGTGCATCATACGCCCACGCCTCAAACTCGCGTGGCGACATGTCCCCCCGAACAAAAGGCCAAAGCCGATCCGAAATCCAATCGCGCGCTGCCATCGTCTCCCCCGGTCTGTATGTATGATGGCGTCGAGGCACGAACGTAACAATGACCGTTTTGGGCCAACTCCGGCCGATTGACCTGCCTTACTCGACGGGCCGCACTTCGCCGATACTAGACAATCAATCGGCATGCAGCGGTGCATCGGCGGTCGGACCGTAGATGTCGAAGTCCAGCGCAATTCCCCGATCAGCCAGAGCCCGAATTGCAGGCTCACCAAGCGCAATGCCTTCGTTGGTCTCTTCCAGAAACAGCCCAATCGAAAGATCCGGTTTGTAGACAGCCAGCCGTTTCCACAGCTCGGGCTCACTTGGCAACTGTTCCAGCAGTTCGCCGACCTGACCGTCGAGATTACCGGGTATCCGGTCGGATGCTCGCAAAAGCCAGAGGCCGGATTTCCTGACGCCGGCGGCACCTGAGACGGATGACCGTATCACGTCTCCTTTACGATGAGCGCTTGAAGGCTCGACGCCAAGGATGCGGGTGAGTTCTTCCGGGTCAAGATCGTCACCGAAAAGGCGCAGTGCGACGAGGGTGTTGTGAACATTGGCCATGAGATCGAAGTTACCGGCGGGAGCTTGCGCTGCCAACGGCAACTATGGGCCAGATCGCGTCCTTCTGACCCTCCCCCTTCAAACGCGTCCGCCTGAGAAGTTAGGATGGACCCGATTTTGGAGGATTGGACATGCCCCGGAAGCGTCATACGCCCGAGGAGATCGTCGCGAAGCTGCGGCAGGTTGAAGTG